CTCGCCTTGAGGTCGACGCGGCGAGGGCGTCCAGCTCTCTCCAGGTGACTAACGACGCTGGCTGGCAATCCAGCGTTGTCCACCTCACGAACAAGGTCAAGGGTTCGATATTCTACAACCGAACTCTTTTCCTTGTAGTGAAGCTGCGTCAGACACTTGAGCAGGGCTCCGTAATCATCCAGAATATCTTCTGGAATGGTCACGGCAACCTTCATCCCGTAAACCAGCGGGACTTGAAGGTCAGGGTGCATCTTCCCGGAGGTTTCAACCCCCAGGAAGCTGAACCGGCCCAACAGCTCCGAGGTTTTCGCTACCACTGGGTAGGGTATCAACCCTTCCACAATGGTGTCGAGGTATCTCGCCGCTCTCCAGAGGCCAGCTTCGTAAAGCTGGTTCCTCGTTGAGACGGTAGAGATAACTCGCTCTGCGAATTCTTCGGGAGCGAGCTTCCGTCGTGCTGGGAGTAGACTACGTAGACGTACGACAGATATGTCAACGCCATCGTAGTAATCCCGGCCGCAAGACTCACGGAACTTGCCAGTCCAGTAAGACTTGCTCGTGTTAACTCGAAACCCAAAAGTTTCGAGTTCACGAACGACGGAATGCACATGGCGTACAGGGACAATGATATCGTCCCCGTACACACGCACACTGCCACGCAAGGATTCAATATCCCTGCGTGACAGCCGGTGACCAAGGCTCTTCTCAATCCCGCAGAGTATGACGGTCGCAAAGACCATCGACTCAAACGGAAAGCAAAGAGCCGAGCCCATAGACGCGAACTTAGCCAGCCGAATGACCTTGCGGTCATTACCAGCATGGCTAGGCACATCAGCCTTCCGGCTGCGTGTTGCATCGACTGCCTCCAACAAGTGGGGGAAGTTCCGCAGCAGCAACCGTACATGCTGATTCGCGACGCGGTCGGATGCTTCGCTCAGATCGAGCGTTGCAAGAGATTGGTCTCGCGACCCTTCTCTGGCCAGGTGCTGGTTAGGCACTTGCGACCTCCAGCCGATGAGGTTACATGCGAGTTCATCGCGATATACCTCATCTTCGAATCTTGCCAGGAGACCCTGTTGCATGAACTGCATGCAGGTGGGTTCCACAGCAATAATTCGAGGCGTCTTGAGCGTTTTAGGCACGGTAATGACCCTGACAGGTCGCTCCGCGCCGGGCTCAAGAAGACGCACGTCGGTGAGTCTGTCGTAAGACAGGCTCCAGCTCGATGTGAGGTATTCCATGTGAGGAAATACCTTCTCGAGCCGCTCGGTCCACTCATGCTGCCGCCATTTCGAGTTTCCTCGTAGGCGATCAGCAGTTGCACCGGGCCCGTGCTTCGGGACGATGGTGCCTTCACAGGCATTGCCGTTGTA